GTCTATGACAGACAAGGACATTAAATCGTTTTAAATTCTTATGGACAGCCTTTTGATGTTCTCTTGGCTTATAAGGTATGACAATTTTCAAACATCCTTACTTTCCTGCTCTAAATAATCTTTCATACTGGCAACATCACTTCCTTTAACTTGACCTCTACCACTAGACTCTGGAAGCTGTGTCTTTTCATTCATGGCTTTTACTAATTCTGCAAAAGGATCTTTAGATATTTTCTTTTTAGGTTTTTTTTTCATAAAATTTTCGTTAGAGGTTTGTATTGTGTTGAACTGACTCCGAATTATAATTCTCCAGACTCAAAGGGGTACTTTAATTTTTTATTTCATATAGTGAAACAAACTAAAATGTTGCTATTTTGTTCTTGTTTTGTACCACTTTTGTTCTTTTAGATAAAATATATAAATATTAGTAATCTGACCACAATCTGACCAATTAATAAATAAACAAGGCAATTCCTTGATTAATTTAAATGGAACTCAATTAATTTATTATGAGCTTCTATAAAACATCTACAGTTTTTGGCTGTTTTCTGCCATTATTTTGTATTTGTTTCATATTATGAAACATTTTACACGAGATTTCTGGGAAAAAAAATATCTTTTTCCTATATATTTGTTTTAATCCCTACCTTTTCCATCCATCAACACATTAATTAAACCATAACTAACTATCTTTTTTAAAACAATTTCAATTATATTTCGTCTTATATGGAATAGATAACAACATTAATCGTTTACTTAATAAACATAACAGAAAGATTATTATGAATACATATAACCTTAAACTAAACAAAGAGACTATCAATAAACTATCTACTGGTAACTATAAGATCAAAGGCTACGATCTAAACAATAATATCTTATTAGAGCCTACATACATTAAAGAGATTGATCTAATCCTAAACATCCTTAATCCTTTATCCCTCGATGAAAGATACAAGGTCTTAGAAGATGTTAAAGTATCTTTAGATGAAATAGATGGCAATGATCTTGGTATTTAATCACTTGCCCAACTAATCTCTATCTTCTTATCATCTGCATCAGTAATGCTTAAAGTTTGTTTCTCAGTACCATATTGCTTCGGAGCTAACTTACCTGCCTGCCATTGAATGTTCTTAGAGTATATCTCTAACAGTTTAACTTCTGCCATTGGTATATTCTTTTTATCCAGAGCATTCTCTATCTTCTCATCTACTTTACTTATCAGCATCTCTATCCCTGCCTCTTTAGCTTTGTAGTAAGCATCTCGCAGCTTATCATCTTTATCCATCCATGCTCTCCAACTTGGATAAGTAATACCAGATTGCATTGTTGCGTGTTTAATGCCAATGCCTTGAGATAAGAGTGTCAGTACATCCTTAACTATTGTTTTAGAATACTTGGAAGGTCTGCCCTTCTTTACTGTTACTTCATTCATTAATGTATTGTAACTGTTGTATCATTTGTTAATTCAAATGGATCTATTTCGTTACCCTTTTTAAATGCTTCAGCGAAGTCTATAGCTTCCTGCTCGGTTTCAAAGTTGTTAAAGCGAATAATGATCTCTGGCTTTTTTGTCTCTGGATTTTTGACCATAAACATTGAGCAATTAAGATCGTCTAATAATTTGTTCATATAATAAATATCGTATGTCTGTTGCTGTTAAGTAATGCGTGTGTTGTTTTATATCTTTAAATATCTTGATGATATAATCTGGCTGTAGATCTGCATAAGAACATACTAAGAAAAAGTCTTTGCTCCCAATCCATTCTTTTGCTTCAATCTCATATTGTCTATTCAATCTACTTTGCCATTGAAATTTGCCGAGAGCATCAGTTAATCCGAGCAACAAACAAGATTTCCATAGTTCTTGTTCTTGCATAAAAAAAAGCCATTCTATAAATGGCTATAATAATTTTCGTAATTTAAGTGATTATATAAATTTCTATAGATTTACTAATCGTTTGTTAATAGACACAAACATAGAACTAATATAACTTTATTTTATTTAAAGCTGCATACAATCTTATTAGAACTGGCAACCAAGCAGGAACTTTAACATGACCATTCATATATCTATTAATAATATTTCTTTGAGATTGATTAATTGTATCAGTATCATAGATTAAACGAGCAAGATCGGATTGAGATAATCCGACCTTGTTAATTAAATTTTTAAGTTCTGTGTTATTCATTTTTAAACATTTTGTAATTCTTTTGGTGTTTTAGCAGGTTTCCATTCATCAACCATTATTTGATGTTCTTCAATCATTGATGTCAGTTGTTTAATTTCTTGTGGTGTAATATTTTTATTGTTTTCAATATAATTTTTAATACCATTAATAAGATCAATTTTACCTTCTGGAGATTTTTCCCAAGATTGATGATTAACCCCAGAACAACTTCCACTTCTCCAACCAACCATTTTATAACCATGATCGTGAATTAACTGACCATTTAATTGAATTAATCTATGACAAACAGAACAAGTAGCTTTATTCCAATTTTCTTTTTTAAGTTTATTTTTTTCTAGTTTTTCTGCATCTGATAAAATGCGATAGAATTTACCCTCAACAAAAGCATTATTAATTTTTTCATAATCATAAGTGCTATTGTTATACATTGACCATACTGATCTTGAATAACTTTGTGGACTTTCAGCATTAATAATATTTCTATTTGGTTTTTTTGAAAACTTTACCTCTGCAAATACATTTCTATTTTCATAAGGATCTTTTAAACCATAACCAATATATTGATTATCTTTACAATAAATTGCAAAATAAATATCATATTTCCAAAGATCATAACCTTTATAAGTTAGATCCCATTTAACATCTTCAAAATGATAAACTTTATTAATAACTAATTTATTATCAATAACATCAGCTTCAATAGTTCCAAATTTGCTATGTGGTATTTTAAATATCATTATTAATATATAACTTTTTAGGTTATATAATGCAAATAAATAATGAATAATAAAATGGCTGTTTTCTGTCATTTTTAAATTTAATTTTAATTATTGTATATAACTTATTAAATTACATATCAAATAGCTCAATTAATTTATCAAGTGCAGATCTTAACTCATCCATTCTTTTCTTAGCAGGTTTACCTTCTATAATAACAAACCATAAGATCTTACTATGATTGCCTATCTCTTTATCAATAAACCTAAAATCAGATAAAGCTGTTAGACTCTCCACCATATATTCTTCAGTAGTGCCATTACCTAAGTTTTCTTTTAAACTAGCAGTAAGTTTCTGTCTTATTCCTGCTGACTCAAACTTCTGTTCATATCGCTGCCCTGCCCAATATCTTTTACTATTATGTTCTCTGTTATGTATATCTAGTAAGTTCCTAGCATAATAGTTATCTAATATTGATTTGTGTTCCTTCTCTAAGTGTCTATCATTACCATAATCACTTAGTCTCCACCGAGAGCCATCAATCTTTCTAATAAAAGTATTTGATTTATCATCTCTTATTAATTCCTGTCCACCAAGATCAATAGTATGTTTATCTTTTTTCTTTTTCTTTACCAAGCTTTAAACTCTTCTTCTGTTATTAAGTTTTCTTTTTTCATCTGACGCACCATATCGTCAGTAATAGCTAGTAAACGCATTCCCTTTTTGACTGCGTAAACATAATCTTTGTGTGATTTCTTTGGTTGAATACCAAAGTCAATAGGTGAAGTTTTACTAGGTAACTCTTCTTCCCATCTCGCTTGATTTAACCATGTAGCAAAATGTGGAACAAACTTAGGATCATCTACTGATGAACATAATTCATTATATTTTTTTATAATTGTTTCTGATTTTATGTCTTTTGGTATTTTTTTTAATGATGCTTTAGCTACTTGTTTAGAGCCTCTTTTGTATGTTAATTTATCCCATATAGTATTAAATATATCACTATCACTATCACTATCAGACGATATCGTTACGACATCGTTATTCTTCGTTCTTTTCTTGTTGTATTTTTCATTAGCTTGAAGGACTTGATCTTTCTTTTTTCTAGCAATTTCGTACTCTTTTTGCTGTCTTTCATTAAAGTAAGCATCAACACCTTCATCGTTTTTCTTTAAAATAAACTTTGATTTTAATATAAAGTATAGGTCTTTTTTCTGCTCTTCCCAGTTAGTTAAATCATCTGGATTGCACAATAAAGATAGTCGTGATAACTTTACGATATCGTTAGGTAATCCTCTTCCATTCTTAACTTGTGCATGAGATAATAATTGTATGTATATTCCTCTTTGCTGTGGAGTAAGATCTTGTGTACCTGTAATCCAAGACTCTACATAAAAATATAATGCAGGAATGTTATCACTAGCTGATTTCACAAGGCACTTCCTTTAAAATAATGATTGATCGTTTCTTGTAGTTAGCTTTTGCAAGGTATTGCTTTTGAACTAAAGCATCGACAAGGACATATCCTGCACTTGTTGTTTCATAGCCAAGTCCTTTTTGAATATCTCTATAAGATGGAGATTTATTATTTTTTTTATAATAATTTTGTATGTATTGCTGTGTTTTTAACTGTGGTATTGTTAAGTTTTCATCTAATTTTACAGTTTTGTCACATAATTTGCATTTAATTTGCATTTTTTGACAATTAATTATTTTTATATAATTTGTCAATTTTATTTGACTTATGTAAAAAGTTACAATAATTGGAAATACTTTGACATTTAATTCAAAAAGGAGTTTAAACATGCAAATGAAGTTATTAGACCACAAAAAATATTTAGATAATTTAAATTTATCAATAAAAGAAAATGGTCACACTCCAAGATCAATAGCTTTACTTACTGCTGATGCACCAATGGGTTATGGTAAAATGTCTCATCAAACAATTTATTCTATTATAAAAGGCGATACTGATGCAAAGTTTTGGCAACTGCAAGAATTTGCTAGAGTTTTAGAAGTAAAAATAAATCAAATTATTAGTAATAACATTGTTAAAACAGAAATTATTGAAAAGTTTGATTATGAAAAATCTCATTTTGTACCAAGAAATTATAGTGAGCCAATTGAGGTTATTTATTTTTTAAATAATGCTACATTAAAATCAACACAAAAAGCATTTTATTGGGGTAATCATAAGGGTAATAATATTCCTGCTTTTTCACTTATTGATTTTGACCACAAAAATTGGATTAATGACGATAAACTAAAACATAGATTAATTAATGTTGATGTATTTGTGCAAAGAAAAGCAGATAATATGTTTTATTATGGTCAAGTATTAGAATTTAATAAAAATGGATCTTGCGTTTTTCAATGGTGGAAAAGTAAACACATAAACAAAGATAATTTAAAATTTAAAGAAAATGGCAAGATGGTCTCTTATAAAGATATGTGGGTTAATGAATATGCACTTATAAAAGATTGTAATTTTACAGCTATTTATCCACGAATAACTACACACACTTTATTTGACGAAGATTATAAAATAGAACAAATCGCTATATAACTTTACTTTGTCAATATTGTTTGACAATTTCCAAAACTTTCAATAAATAACATACAAGTTACATAAGTTGCTCCTTATGTGACGATACATAACTGGCTAGGTGGCATTTGGTTGAGCAAGTGCCACCATTATAACCAGAGAAGGAGTTGTATGTTACATCTTGCAGAAAATAACATTACTCAAGAAGATAGTAATAAATCTTCTGTAACTAAATTACCAACTATTATTTGCACAAAACAAGATTGGATTAATATGGATAGAGAGGAAGCTGTCCAAAAAGATTGTGCAGAAAGAAAAAAATTATCAAAACCATTTGGCAACAACAATATTTATGTTTGGTTAGGCATAGGTGTTGCAACAACTAAACACTTAACAAATTTTAAGGTTTCATCATTAGCAAAATAATGATGGATTTGGTGGCTGTAATTAAAAAAATATTTTCATTTTTCCTCCCAAGAAATGAAAGTACAGCCACCTACACAACTGTAAACTGGGAGGCTGAAGAACATAAAATAAAGGTTAAGAATGCCAACAGGCGATTATATAATAAATAATAAAAAATTACCAAGTGCTACCCAAGTTATAGGAAGATTTAAAAATGCTATGGGTTTAATTATCTGGTCAAATCAACTAGGATTAAAAGGTTTAAATTATTTTGATGAATTAAAAAAAGCAGGAAATACTGGAACATCATTACATGATTTAGCTGAATTATATATATTAGAAAAAGATTATGAGTTACCAGACGATCCTATTGCTGTTCATTGCTTTGAACAATTTGTTGAGTGGTGGGATAGTTTAGATTGTGAAGTTATCTGGACTGAAAAAAAATATACAAGTAAAAAATT